AGTCTGACAGTTACCGGATACCAGATATATTTTTCTGTTGTTTTCTTCACACCAGTTTTCAGAACTTCTCTTTTATATTGACCTGGACTCATAATTTTCTGCTCATTCAGGTAACGTGCCAGCTGAGTAATATTCATTCCATCAAGATATTTCTGAAATATCATCTTCACAACAGGCGCTGTCTCCGGATTAATCACGAGGCTGGTCACATCTTCATCAGGCTTCAAATATCCATACGGTGCTCTCGCTCCCATATATTTTCCAGCTTTCTGACGCTGTATCAAAGTTCTTTTTACTTTAACGGAAGTATCAATGCTATGATGTTCGTTAATAATATTTCTGAAACCAACATCTATTCCCGGCATACCAGATTCATATTTCATACTATCAACATTATCATTGATCGCTATGAATCTCACATTCATAAATGGAAAAATTTGTTCCAGATATGTGTCAACCTCTATATGATTCCTGCCGAATCGAGAAAGGTCTTTCACTATAATTGTGCTGACTTTTCCATCTCTTACTAATTCCATCATACTTTGGAATCCTGGGCGATCGAAATTCGTTCCACTATAGCCATCATCTTTGAATTCTAACACTTCCGTATTTTTGAACTCATTTTTACTGGCTATGTATTGCCCAATCACAATTCTCTGATTTGTAATACTATTGGATTCATCCAGCATATCCTCATCTTCCAGCGACAATCTTAAATACTTTACTATGCATTTACCATCTGACATCTGATCACCCCCTCCTCTAAAATTTCTGATAACGCCTGTATTTCATCTTGAAATTTAAATTCGATCTCTATACGTTTGTCTTCATATAAAGAGATTTTCTTTATATAAGAACGGACAACATCTTTTGTAAGGAATTCCAAATTCTTTCCTTTACTGAATTCAGCAAGCCACGAGAAGTTCTTTTTACACAATTTTTCTGTAATTTTTCTACTCTTCTCAATTTCTTTCTGTCTTGTAACCAGGTCTTTTTCGACCACGGTTATTCTTTCTGTCATACGATTATATGCATCCGTATCAATCTCGCCCGAAACATATTGCTCATATAATTCAAATCGTCTTGCTTCGTTCCTTTTATTGAGCTGAACAATCTTACTCTGTTCCCTGTTCAAATATTTTTGGAATGTTTCAAAATATTCACCATTAAAGCGTTTCAGTTGCGTTTTTAATTCACATACTGTTTTTAGCTGCATGATGAGTGCCCGATACACCAGTTCATCAATTACTTCTTCTTTCCAGCGATTACAGTTATATTTTTCCTTGGAAATTTTTGCATAATTACCACAAATGAAATAGTAATTGTAATACAAAACACCATTCTTTTCGCTGTAATAGTATCTCCGAACCATATTAGCGCCACAGTCACCACAGTATATCAATCCAACATACTTATTATCCTGTTTTCCATGAGTCTGCATATTCGATAAATCTTTTTTGGGCAATGCTTTCTCCTGCTTTAATTTGATTACATTTTGTACTTTTTCAAATAATTCAGCACTCACTATAGCCTTATGGGTATTCACATGTTCAATCCATTCTTCTTTATCCAACATTACATTTTTTTCTTTTGTAAGAAGTGAAGTTCTTGTTTTATGTGAATAAGTATTTCCCAAATAGTGCCTATTTTCCGCAATCTGTTTAATTACAGATGATTGCCAATGCATATCCGTTTCGTCAATTCTATCCAAGAATAACTTCCCAGTTCTTGCGTATACCCTTGGCGAAGCCAGCAGCATGGTATTAAACTCTCTCGAAATTTTCAAATATGACTGCCCTGCAGCAAGTTTTTCAAATATTTCTACTACATACGGTGCAGTTAAAGGATCAGGAACAGTAGTAGATTTTCCTTTTTCATCTCTAGCTCTCTTATACCCATAAGGAGCATCTCCACCACAATATTCACCTGACTCCATCTTAATTTTCATGGCACTTGTCATTTTTACAGATGCATCTTTTGCATACATATCATTTGCCAGATTCGATATCATGATTCCCAGCATCTGATTGTCACATTCTGGACTGATACTGTCATAGTTATCATTGACTGATATAAAGCGCACTTGCATAAATGGAAATATTTTTTCCAGATATTTTGATACTTCTTCCAAATCTCGACCAAATCGTGATAAATCCTTTACTATGACCGTATTTATTTCTTTTGTTTTGATGTCACCAAGCATTCTCACAAAGTCATCTCGATCAAATTTCGTACCTGATATACCGTCATCCTTATAAAACTTTACAACTTCAATATCCGGATGAGATTCTGCGTAAGAAAGAGCGATCAGTTTCTGTGTCTCCAGCGATTCTCTCTTCTCACCATTGATATCTACAGATATTCTGGTATAAATACCGGCTTTCCAGATCTTCTTCGGTGATGCCTGCACAAATGCTTCAGCTTGTTTCATCTGGCGATTTCTTGTTCTTGCCATTATACAGCCACCTCCTGTTTTGTTTTTCCAATCTGTTCTGCCAGTCTTGCAGCTGTTACCAACTCATCTTGGAATCGGTAAACAATCTCTATTTTTTTTCCTTCAAAGACATTTATTTTTTCCACATACTGAAGAAGCATATCTCTGTCAAGATCTCCCAGCGACGGTTTCTCAAGAAATGTGTTTACCCATTCTTCGCACAGCAGTTTATTTTCAAGGAGATCTTCCATATACTCTTCCTGCTTTTCAATATTGCTTTCCAGACTTTTAATTTCTGTCTGATACCGTTCTCTAAGCAAAGCGTAATCATCCCTAGAAATAACTCCTGACGCAAGATTTCCCGATAATGAATGTAACAACTTATAATATTTATTGACTTTGTTTCGTAACTCAAGTATCTGGTCATCATGCTGTATCAATGTCTGTGTATCCAAAGAATTCTCTTTCAAATACTCCATTGCACTCCGTATGGCATCCGTCATCTTACTGTATATTTTCAAAGAATCCATTACCAGCTGAATCAGCACATCTTCTCTGATACTATGTCTGGAACATTGATCCTTCTTTTTATTGTAAGAAGAACAGATATAAAAAACTGTCTTTTCTCCTTTATAACTGTTAGTTCGTCGGATCAGATTACTTCCACAGTCTCCACAGGATAATAACCCACCAAACAAATAAAGTCTGTTTTCTCCGGGTGCTATCCTGGTATCCTTCGCAAGCAACATCTGAACTGTTTCATATTCTTCTTTTGTAACGATACCTTCATGATGATTTTCAAAAATCACCCATTCTTCCTTTGGTAATGCCCTCTGCACCTTAACTTTATAGTTAATTCTTTGGGATTTTCCCTGTTGAAGCACTCCATAGTAGATTGGATTCTTTAAGATACGGATAATTGCTACTGCTGACCACCTGGATGTCAGATGTGTCTGAAATGACGATTTGAAGTTTACTCCGGTCGCACGTTTGTAATCAGCCGGTGCAAGAACTCCCAGTTCATTCAGTTTATCTGCAATCAGCTGATTGCTCATGCCCTCCATCTTCCAGTTAAAAATATCTCTTACATGCTTTGCAGCAACCGGATCAGTTTCTATCTGACTTTTATCAGCATCACACTTTTTATATCCATATGACACGTAATTTCCCACATATTCTCCAATATTTCTTTTTGCACTCAAGTGGCTTCTTACTTTTTGAGAATTCTGTCTGCAATACGTGTCATTAACAAAGGATTTCACCGGTAATACAAGATGCGTATCGGTAATGTTTGCTGTTTCAGAATCATAATTATCATTGATTGCTATAAATCGTACTCCCAGTTGTGGAAATACTTTTTGAATATACCGATCAACATCTATATGCTCTCTACCGAATCGAGACAAGTCTTTTACAATGATACAGTTGATTTCCTTATTTTCGATTGCCTTGAGCATTGCCTGAAAACCAGGACGCTTAAAATCAGTACCTGAAAAACCATCATCTTTAAATGTCTCAACAATAGTAATATCAGATGTCGATTTCATATAGTTATCAATCAAAATTGACTGATTTACAATAGATTCACTTTCAGCCTTATCTCCGTCCTCAATACTAAGACGAAGGTACTTGGCTGCTATCCAGATATTTTTTTGCATAAAAAACACTCCTATCCAAAGATTCTGCCAAAACAGAACCCTTAAATAGAAGTGCTCTATTCAAATTTAGTCCTGTTAGCATTATAGCACACTTCGTCTTCTGTGTGAATATGAAATTTTGTTGTTCCAGTTA